GTCTTGTATTCGGCAATTTCTCCGCTCGTAAGAACTTCATCCACCTCTTCCCATTTGGAAATTTGCACGGTGTCTACACGGTGGGCTGCATTCACACGGTGAACGCCACCGTCAAAATCAAGCAATAACGGTTTGGGTGAACTTAAAGCAAGTGTAGTGTTGTGAGTTACTATATAATCGTCAGTGACATACAATTCATCCTCATTAGATACCTTAATGCAGACACATTCACAATCTTCTACACGGGTCACATCTACTATATATCTAGATATAGTAGTTTTACTCCATTCAGAAGCTTTTCTTTCAAGACTGAAAGGGCATTCTTTGATTTTCACGCTAACACGGTATTCGTCCCCCTTATCTTCTCTTTCGTATACATGTACATTAGCTATACCACCTAAAGAGTTAACAAGCTCCACCACATCATAAGCAAGATTCTTACTTGCAGTAGAAAAACAAACTCTATTTTTTATTGCACATCCATCTGTGTCCATAAGGCCGCGAAGCAAAGATATACGTTGTTGATGGCTTCCTAATTTGTAACAATCAGGGATAAATTTCTCTGTAGAATGGACGTTCAATCCTAACCGCTTTATTCTCTGAATATATCCTTCCCCATTGCCTGAAAGAATTATGCCGTATTGAGGGCATTGCGGTGCATCATTCTTACTCAAGGCATAGC